GAAGATGCAAACAGAACTATAAGCTTTGTTAGCAGAATGAGAGGAGCAGAACAAGGTGAACCAGCAGCAGAAGGCTGTCCTTCTAAAAGAGATATATCATTAAAAAATTGGGCGTACGATCCGTCTAAATAATGCCTAAGATACTTTATCCATCACAGCAGTTTGCTTTGCAACAAAAGATTGCAAGGAAATCAATCAGAGAGTTTCAGCCTAAAATAAAAGCGGCTTTACAAGCTGACTTTGATAAAGCTGCTCAAATGGTTGAGGCATTAGGGGTAGAACAAGCGGCTAATAATCGTGCAGGATTTTTTACTGGCGATAAGATTAATAATATTTTACGAACTTTGTATGAATCAACTGGTGGTTATACTGCCATGAGATACCAGCAGATGTTTGAAATGAATAAGAAAGCGGAAGAGATTGACCTTGACCCTTTAAACATTTTGGATGAGTGGTTAGTATTTATGTTATCGTATTGGACTGCGATTAGTGGACCGAAGATGTATGGCATAGAGAATACTACTGAAAACGAAATAGCTCGTATATTAGCGAATGTTATAAAGTATGGTCGTGAGAATGGATTGTCACAGAATGAAGTTAATTCATTGGCAATACAAACTCTAAGAGAAGGGAAGATAAATAACGCAAGGAGTTTACTTATAGCAAGGACTGAAAGCCATCAGGCATTAAGTACAGGTGCTATGGGTGCGGTGAATTTAGCAGGTGTTCCAGTATTAAAACAATGGATAGCTGCTGAATATCCAGCTAAGAGTGGTAAGCCAAGATTATGGCACAGGGATTTAGATAGACAAACGAATCCTGACAACAAAGGTGTAAGAATCCCTGTTAATCAACCATTCCTAGTAAACACTCCTGACTATGGACTAATAGAAATGCAATATGCACATGATGCAGCAGGGTTAGCAGTAAATAACTGCAACTGTAGATGCTGCACAGTTTATATAGCTTAAATAAAAAATATGAGTAACTTTTATAACAAGAAAGCGGTAAGTGGTGCTCCAGTAGACATGGAAGATAATGGTAGAATTATCACAGTCTACTATTCTGCGTTTGGTAATGTCGACAGCGATGGCGATGTTATTGTACCAGGTGCATTCACTAAAACCCTAAAAGAAAACGGACCTAATGCCAAGAATAGAATTTGGCATTTATTTAACCATTCAACCGAGAAGCCAATTGCTAAACCATTCGAGATGATGGAAGATGGATTTGGTTTAAAGGCTAGAGTAAAGATGCCTAACACAACATTAGGTAACGATACTTATGAGTTGTATAAAGAAGGTCATATCACAGAACATAGCATTGGCTTTCAGACTATCAAGTCACAAGCGAAGTCAGGCTATAACGAAATCAATGAAATTAAATTGTTTGAGGGTAGTTCAGTATTGTGGGGTGCAAACGCAAATACACCAACAGTAGGAGTGAAGAGTCAAATAAAGTCTGTTCTTGTAGATGAGATGGGTAAAACTATCAAGTCTTTAAGAAACGGTCACTTTACTGATGAAACATTTGAATTGTTGGAACTTAAACTTAAGCAATTACAACAATATCTTGCTGAGATGGAAGATGAAGAGTCAGTCGACCTTGAAGAACAACCGCAACCATCATCTGAAGGCACAGTCGAAATGCCAGAAGATGAAGCATTGGAGGAAGAGGAAGACCCGATGGTTTCTGTTGAAATCGAGATAAACAAATATTTACAATCATTTAAAATTTTCAACTAATGGTAGAAGAAATTAAAAGTGCTTTCGAAGGCGTTAAAACCGAAGTAAACGGTGCTATCGAAACATTAAAAGCTGATAACGCAGTAGCGGTAGATGGCTTAAAATCAGAATTAGAAGAATTAAAATCTCAAGTTGCTGTAGTGAAAGACGCTGCTGACAAATTAGAGGCAAAAAACAATCGTAAGACAATGAACGAAAATCAAGTAAAAGGGTTCAATGCAACTCTTGCTGACGCAATCGAAAAGAATGCTGACAGCATCGCAAAATTAGGTCGTGGTGAAGTAAAGCGTTCTGGCTTTGTATTAGACACTAAGGCAGTAGGTAACATGACAGAAGCAGTTAACTTAACTGGTGACATCCCAAGACAATATGCTCCTCAAGTATATGCTCTTCCTTCTCGTAAGGTGCATTTGAGAAGTTTATTACCAGTAGGAACTATCTCTACAGGTTTATTTACTTTCCCTAAGGAAACAGGCGGTGAAGGTGATGTAGCTCCTCAAACTCAAGGTAGCTCTAAAGCTCAAATCGATTTCGATATAACAATGACTGATGCTCCTGCTCAGTACATCGCTGGTTTCGTAAGAATCTCTCGCCAAATGTTAGATGACGTTCCTGCTATGACTTCTTTCTTACAAGCTCGTTTGTTAGAGAAGTATTTATTAGCTGAAGATGCTCAGTTATTGAATGGTAGCGGTACAGCTCCAAACTTAACTGGTTTAACTATCAATGCTGCTGCTTTCAGTGGTGCTGCTACAGTTGACGTTGAGCAATTAGTACAAGCTATTGCACAGGTTTCTGCTGGTAACTATTCTGCAAATGGTATCTTGATCAACCCAACTGATTGGGCTAACATCATGAACACTAAGAATACTAACGCTGCTTATAGCCTTCCAGGTTCTACAGTTGTTACTACTGATGGTTCTTTAACTATCGCTGGTATCCCTGTATTCCAATCTACAGCTATCGCTGCTGATAAGTTCTTAGTAGGTGACTGGTCAATGGGTGCTCAAATCATGCAAAATCAAGGTATCTCTGTTCAGTTCTCTGAAATGGATAGCGATAACTTCCAAAAGAACTTGATTACTGTAAGAGTTGAAGCTCGTATTGCATTCCCTATCTACTACAACAGTGCGTTTGTATACGGCGACTTCGGAAATGTTGCCTAAGACTTTGGAAATGTGATATAGTTTATATATCTTTGTGGGGAGTAGTTCAAAAGCTACTCCCCTTTTTTATGATAGGTATATACAAAATTACAAGCCCAAGTGGCAAAATTTACATTGGTCAAACTACCAATTTTACTAAGAGAAAGAATTATTACAAGAATGGTGCAAAGCCTTATCAAGTAAGGATTCACAATTCACTAAAAAAGTATGGCTATGATGCGCATACTATTGAATTTATTGAAGAATGTTTAGTAGAAAATCTAAACGAAAGAGAAAGGTATTGGCAAGACTTTTATGATGTTATTGGTGAGAATGGGCTTAATTGTAGACTAACTGCTACTAATGATAAAAGCGGTTTTTTAAGTGAATCATCTAAACATAAACTTAGTATATCCAAGAAAAAAGTAGTTATAGATGCAAAATGGAGAGAAAAGTTTGCTTATGATTGGAGTGGGAAAAATCATTCAGAAGAAACAAGACGTAAAATGTCGGACTCTGCTAAAGGCAAAAAGAAAAGTCCAGAACATATTGCCAAATTACCACAAAATCAAAAAGGTTATAAATCTAAAGCAAGAAGCGAAGAATTTAAACTAAATCAAAAACTATATAGTGGGAAATCAAAGATTGTTTATCAATATGATAAAAACAATGTTTTAATAAACCAATTTATAAGTGTAGCTGAAGCTAAAAGAGAAACTAATGTAAAAACCATAAATTCTGTAGTATTAGGTAAAACTAAGACTGCTGGAGGCTTCAAATGGAGCTACCATAAATTTTAGTTATTTTTGTAAAAATAATGGCATAATGCAAATAGTAAGAGATATAACGACCACAGTAGCACCTGCAGCCACAGTCGTTACTTTAGCGGAAGCTAAGAATTACCTTAGAGTAGATTACAGCGAAGATGACACTTTGATTACATCTTTAATCAATACAGCTCAAACAAGACTTGAGCAATATGCAGGGGTTGCAATGACTCCTAGAACATTAAGAGTGGTAGCTTATGTGGATAGCTTTATAGAGCTACCTTATGTTCCTACAAACACAATATCAGTAGTCGAGTATTGGGATAGCACAGCTTGGGTAGTAATACCTGTAGGCGGTTACCAGGTGCTTGGTGAAACAACCAAAAAGGTATACTTAACTAGCATTTACGATAACGAGTTTAGGTTTACTTACACTTGTGGTTATGCTACAACTCCTGAAACAATGAAGACAGCCCTTTTAAAGATGGTTTCAGACCTATACGAGTATAGAGAGTCTTCAGTTGAGGCAACTAAGCCATCAGCTAATTTGATGACCGCATACGAGCTTATGAAGCCATTTAAACGCATAAACGTAATTATCTAATGATAGGCAAATTACACAATAGGATTACTTTCCAAAGTCAATCAAACGTTTCTGACGGAGCTGGAGGTGTAGTAACTACTTTAGTAAACTACTATACTTGTTGGGCTCAGATGTCTAGGAATACTAATGACAGGTCAGATATAGCAGGAAAAGATAATATAAGCGATGACATTACGTTTAGAATTAGATATACCACCTCTAAAGTATTTACAAATAAACTTGTAATATCTTATCAATCAAACCTTTATAACATTAATTCAGTTATTAATGAAGGTGATAACAATAAGTATTTCTTAATAGGCTGTTCAACTCTTAAATAATGGCAAAATTTAAAATGAACGTTATTGGTTTACAATACGTTAAGAATAAATTAGATAATTCACCAAAGGTTTTGTTTACAAAAGCATCTAAAGTTATTTATGAAACTGCTGTAGAAATTGAGAATAAAGCCAAGAATAGAGTTGCAGTTGATACAGATGCGTTAAGATCATCAATTAGGGCTTCAAGGTTATCAAATGGCTCATCCATAATTAAAGCTGGTTTATCAAATGTTAGCAACTCTAAAGGACATTTAGTAAATTATGCAGCATTTGTAGAGTTTGGAACAGGGAAAAAACCAAATTTATCTTATAAAAACTTTGATAATTCTGCCCTAACTGTTTATGCAGGAGAGTTTAAAGGAAGGGGATTAAGAAAAGTTCAAAGAACCGCAGGTCCTTATTTATTTAACTCTACTGATGAATTAATAGGTAAAATGGTAGAAGGGATTAAAGATATAAAGATATAAATATATTTCGTTAAATTTGTACAAAATCAATACCATGACAATTACACTAAACGAAGAGCAGGTAAAACAATTAGATGCGTTTATTCAAGAAATGCCAACTAAGTATGGTTTACCTTTAACCCAGTTCTTATCAAAACTTGCTCAAGAGCAAAATCCTGAGGAAGTAAAAGAAGAAACAGAAGCTTAATGAAAGATTGCGGTTTAGCTATAAGAAAGGCTTATGTAGATAAGTTAGCATCACAAAGTTTTTCTTTGGGTGTTTACGATACTATTGCACCTGATACAGTTAATCCTCCTTTCTTAATCATAAGCAGTCAAACATCAGTTGAAAATAGCGACAAGCAGAGTTATAACTTTGATGTCACTATACAGTTTGATATTGTTTATAAAACAAATAAGTCAGGTGAAGTAGGGCAGAAATCGGTAGACCAGTGGGCTAACGAATTGTTAGGGATCATAGGCGTTAATGTACCTGATTACCCAAGTGCTTCTCCTGACTTTAAAATAGTTACTCGTAAGATTGGTACTAACTTTGCTACGTTTGATTATGTAGATGAAGCTTATATCTTTAGAAGAGTAATCACAATGGAACACTTTGTAACTCAAATATTATAAAAAATTAAAATAAAATAAAATGCCAACAACAGGAATTTTTAATGGTACAAACCTAGTAGTTCTAGTAGGAACTGAAGTTGTAGCTCACTCTACATCTTGTTCTTTA